GAACATTTTTCAGTTTGACCGCTATGGAGAAGTCGCGTAGCCCGGTCGAGCGCGCACGATTGGAAATCGTGTATACCCCAAAAGGGTATCGAGGGTTCGAATCCCTCCTTCTCCGCCAAAATGAAGAAATCCCGGAAGCATTGAGCTTCCGGGATTTTCTTTGTTTTTCAGTAGTTTCCGGCCTTTTCTCCATGTGTTCGTTCATGGTCGCCGACGGTAGTCAAAGGCGCGGAAAACGTGTCAAAAATCATGTCAAAAACAGGGTATGCGGGGGGTATTTTTTCTGTCTCTTTTTATACCTCTCGGGCACTCGTTTGGCGGAAAAAGATTCTGTATTATAGGCCTTATTCCATCCAGATCGCGTGAATTGTGGCTGCAATGTCGCCCGCGCGGCCGTAGCTGTCGCCCATGATGCCGATATAGCGGTTTCCGGTGATGCCGGACAGGCTCACCGTAGTGATGTTCGGTTTGTTCACTGCCGCCGCCGCGCCGCTGCTCGCATCATAGGTGGTTCTCGATGTGGCGGCGCCGAGTTTATACCAGGCGTTCGCCGCCATTCCCTCCAGAATGCCCTTGAGCGAGGAGTAATTGGTTACCGCCACAGCTGTGTTGGTGTAAAAAGCGCGGTTATTCGTTCCTTCGCCGGATCGGTACGTGGAAACAGTGATGCTGTTGGCGTTGCGTTTTACTTCTGGGCTGTAGTCGTTGCCGGTGATCGAACCGAACGCGACGGCCTCCACGCCGTACCAGTACACGAAGTTTGCCGGGCGAAGCATGACGACCGCGCCCATTTTGACCTTGACCGACGCTGTCCGTCCGGAGATTCCAGCGGTGAACGTATAGTCGCCGGTCTGGAGCTTGACCGTCCCCACGCCGTTTGCGCCGAGCGTCACCGAGCCGGACGCCTTGCCGGAATACGTTACCTTTTCGTTCTTCGCGCCATAGATCGAGACAGACACTTTCCCGCCCTTGACGTTGGTTTTTCCGATCATGCGCTCACCTCCAGCAGAGGATCGTCGGGATGGTGGTTGTTGCGGAGGGCTTCGCCGCGGCATAGATATAGATGCCGCCCGCGTAGCTCTCCGCCACCGGCGCGAAGTTCCCGCTCATGGCGTCTGTCAGTCCGAAGAATACCTCCGGCACCATCGCCGCGGTCACGCCGGTAAGCGCCACCGCGGCGCGGTACGGGAAATCGGAATAGGTCGAGTTTGAAACGAACGCCGAAGCCGCCACACTTTTATTCGTGAATGTCAGCTTCACTGCGTCCGCCGCGAGCTTCGCGGCGGTAACGACATTGCTTCCAAGATTGCTTGTCCCTACAGCTCCCGCCGTGGTGGCAATAGCGCCGATGTTCGCGGGCGTGATGCCGAGATTGGAGCGTGCCGTCGCGGCTGTTGTTCCTCCCGTGCCTCCATTGGCAACGGGGACAGTAGAAACGGCGGAAAGTGTTCCGCTGCCATTTGCCTTTAAGAAGCCGTTCAGCGTACCAAAAAACGCCGTGCGGATTTTTGCCACAATTGTTGACCAAAGCGTTTTCTTGTTTCCGCTCTCCGAGATGTCATAAAACGGGAAATAATCCCCGTCCACAACATCCGTTGAAGCAGTCAGGTCTTTCGTCGCTGTCTGCTTTGTGCCTATGGACAGCAAATTGTCATCAATAGTTTCAAACAGCGGGACTAAATTCTGAACGTTCAGCCCCACAATGGGCACGCGATACAGCGGCATATCATTAAGGGCGTCGTGATCCTCAATAATATTACCGCTTGTGTATGCCGGATCGCTCGGATTGCTTGCCGCCGCTGTGCCTTTGATGACAACAAGGTTGCAATCTTCAACGCCCGTGCTTGCGTCCTTGGTGTAACGGGCAACAATCAAGTCGTTTCTGCTGACATCCTGTGCGCCGTTTTCAATGGTTAAATCAACATATGTGTTTTCATTCAGGCGGATATGACGCCCCTGCATCATAATGTCGCCATCAAGGACACGGATGCTGTTATTGCTTATTACGGACGCCGCGAACTTGTTGCCTCGATTAAGAACCTTTTGCCCGTTGCCAAAAATAGCGGCATAAAGCGATCCGTCGTCCTCTGATGTGACATGGGCAGCGCCTTTGTATCCCGTTACAATGTGAATGTTTCCCATCTTAATCACCTACTTTGTATTGAATTGTTATTCTGCCGTTTTGGATGGTGATGATTTTTTTCGTGATTGCCGCCGATACGGAAAGCTGTGTGATTTCGTCGTAAGCGCCGACAATGTCGCCGACATCATACGTGTCGTCGTATTCATTGAAATCAACGGAAATATCAGCAGGTTCAAAAAGTTCTTTGAATCTTTCCGTCCCTTTATCAATTAAATCCGCTTCCGATTCAGCCGTGGAATAATCATAGATTTCCGTTATCTCATCCATGCCGGTGAAGGTCTGCGTTCGGCTGATATTTCCGGCTGAATCTGCGTACAGATGAATAACTGTGCGCTGATCCAGTTCGCCGCTGCCCAAACAGATTAGATGATTGACCGGCTTAAAGTTTTTTTCCAGCGTGAAATCAATCCGATCCGAATTGAATTCTTCGTCCTGCGAATAGTCATACCGTGGGACAGCTGACAAAATAACCTTTCCGTCAGAATAGGCAAGGTGAAGTTTCAACCCTGCGCTTGCAAGCATCTTTTTTAGGCCGCTGTATGCGTCTGTGAAGCGTTCAAACTGGTAGGCATTGATATTTACCCCGGCCAATTCAGACGGCGCAGAAAACAGTTCTGACAGCCCCACACGATTGATGATCCACGATATACAAGCGTTTGCATCACCGCTTATGACAAGATACTTGCCGACCAATGATGCACCGCTTGAATCAGCAGTTTTGACCGTCACGCCGGATGATGACGCGTCAGATGAGGTCAACGGCATGATCACTTTACTCCCAATGATGCCGTGCCATGTGCGCCCGGCATACGTCAGAAGCTCTGCGCCGGTGTCGTTTTTTATGCTGTCAATGACGCCGCCATATTCTGTGCCTTCGATATAGAGATAATAGCCGCCTTCGCAGCAATGGGCCGCTGATACGATCTGGCACTCGAAATTGTTTTCGTCTTTCCCGAATGCCAGGTCAAATTCATAGTCCAGCAGCACGCCGATATCTTCCATATCGGAATTCATATAGATCAAGTCCATTTCGGTTCACTTCTTTCTTCCATGACGATGATATCAAAAACAAACGAACCATCCCATAAAACAGAATTCAGCCCCGGTTTGATTTTCTCAAAGATATATGATTCCTTGTTCCGGCTGTTGAACTTGTTTGTTTGCGTCCCGTCTGTTGCCGTCAGATATATCTTTTTCGTCGTGCTGTCAATTGTGAGATATTCCCCGGCTTCGACTTTTGCGTTGACCTGATAAACGTGATTGCCGATTGTGATTTTGGGATTTGTGCACGCTCCATAGATGATGATTTTAAAACTTGTCTCTACAAATCCGGTATTGTTCAGATTTTGCACTGTTGAGCTGCTGGAATAATCAAAAGCATAGTCAAACGGATAATCGAGAAAAGCGGCTTCAGCACTTGCGGTCTGCTTATTGAATGTAAGCTGCGTTTCTCTTATCCAATAAGGCCGATCTGATACTAACGTCAGTTCCGCTTTCAGATAGCGCTTATTGGTCAGATAGTCGCTTTTCTTCGACTGCGTAACATAGCATTGAAAATAGTAGTTTCCAATGATTATTTTCCCCGGCTGCATTGCAAGAACATCTTTTTCGGCAACCTCAAACAGCTTGTTTTTTGCCGCTATGCCCTCGTCAACGCTGCTGCACATGATAATAACGGGAAGAGGCCGTTTAACAACGCCACGTCTCAAAGATGCAATTTTGTTGTTCTTTTGTGTTACCGTCCATTCGTAATCGTGCAGTTCGTTGGTGTTGACATAGATGCCGTTTACGCCGAAGTCAATGACTTCGTTGATGTGGTTTTTATATTTCAGTCTTTCAAGCAATTAAACCACCGCCCTTACAAGTCTGCCGAACTCGCGGTTGTTGACAGACAGAGAAGTATTGTCGAGCGCGTCACGCAGATTATCTCCCATGTTTTTATCCATGCCCTCAATCGCGACAAGGATTTTGTTAAGTGCGGCAACAATACCGCTGGAATCCTGTGTTGCTACAGGAACAGCCTTATTTCCGGTTTCGCCTTTCCGCCATGCGTAAGCTTCGGATGCAGTCAGAACGGCTTCACCCTCATGCAGCAAGGCAGGGAAGTTATTGCTCGGCACGTATTCAAGGCCGGACGCTGCCGGTTTTGCGCCACCTTTGACGCCGACATTGACATTTCGATTCCCGAAAAGCCCATTCCAAAGCCCATTAAACCAGTTTTTCAGACCTTCCCAAGCGCTGGAAATGCCTTCTTTGATTTTGTCCACGACCTGCCGACCGACATTGACAATGCTGTCCCACATTTCGCCGATGCCATCAATAAGTGTCGTGATGATCTCACCGGCAGACTTGCCAAGCTCGAAAAGGTTGTTAGCAATGCCAGAAACAATCTGAAAAATAATCTCGGCGGCAGACAAAAGGAGCTGCGGCGCGGCTGCAATAAGTTCCTGTACCAGCTTGGAAATAATTGTCGGCGCTTGCGCAATCAGGATCGGGAGCGCTGCAATCAGCCCTTCGGCCAGCGCGGAAATCAGGTCAACCGCCGCGTCGATCAGCATGTCGATATTCTCAATCAGCGTTGTCACGATCTGCAAAACGACTTCAACGATCGTCGGAATCAGTTCCGGCAAGCTCTGTGAAATGCCCGTTGCCAAAGCAAGAATGAGCTGCAAGGCAGACGAAACAATAACCGGCAAGCTCGAAATCAGCGCCGTAATCAGCGTGTTGATAATCTGCGGCGCGGTTTGCGTGATGACCGGTAAAATGGTTGCAAGAATCGCCGGAAGCTGACTGCCAATACTGTTTATTAGCGTCGTTATGCTTGTTGTGATGCTCGGCAAAAGCTGATTGATAAGCGGCGGAATCCTCGGAGCAAGCTTTTTAACAAGCTGTGCAATTCCATCCGTGATGTTTGGCAGAATGTCACCGATTGCGTTTGCGAGAAGATCAGCCGAATTTATAACAGATACAACGAACTCGCCGATGTTACCTGTTCCGGTCAGCCAGTTATCCCACGCGGCTTTTGTAGATGCAAGACTGCCCTGAATGGTTGTGGCCGCTTCCTGCGCCGTTGTGCCTGTGATGCCCATTTCTGTCTGAACATCGTGAATAGCGCTGACAATATCGGCATAGCTGTCTATGCTGTATTTTGTCATCTTCCCCTGCGCGGCGTTCAGCTTGTTTGCATCGTCAATCAAGCGCTGCATTTCTTCCTTCGTGCCGCCATAGCCAATCTTCAGGTTGTCCAGCATGGTATAGTTCTGCTTCGCGAAACCGGCATAGGCGTTCTGAATGGATTCCATGCTTGAACCCATTTTGTTTGCGTTATCGGCCATGTCGATAACTGCCATGTTGCCGATCTCTGCCGCTTTTTCCGTATCGCCGCCCAAAGACTGAAGCAGGGAAGCGGAAAAGCTTGTGACCGTCTCCATGTAGTCATTGGCAGACAGTCCAGCGGTTTTGTATGCGTTGTTTGCATATTCAAGGACTTTGCTGCTGCTATCCTTGAAAAGCGTTTCAACGCCGCCGACAAGCTGTTCGTATTCGGCATAGTTTTCAACGGCTGACTTGGTAAGCGCGGCGATTCCGGTTGCTGCTGCACCAATCGCCGCAAGGGACGCTTTTCCAACGGTTTTTGCAACAGAACCAAAGAATTTTCCTATCTTTTCGCTTGCTTCTTTTGCCTTTCCCGTTGTGTTATCAAGCTCTTTGTGTGCATCTTTATTGTTTAGCGCGATTGTCCCGAATATCTTAAATAATTCCAATGGCCTTCACCTTCTTTCTGTGAAGTAGAAAAAAGAAGGCCACCGGAAACGTGACCTTCTATCGTGTGTTTCCACGCTGTGCGTGATTCCACCTATCAGATAACTGCATATCTATTGCCGGTGTAAGCTCGCCGACAAGAACGCCGGAATCAAGCCGTACACCATGCGGCATAGACCGTGCAAGGAAATCAATTAAAAGCTGTGTCTGCTCGATGAGCGTTTTTCGGACGCCATCATTCTCGCCCCTTACCGCTATCCGGACATAATCCAGCAGCGTATCAATGGGCGCTATTGCTTCTTTACCGGCTTCGCCGCCGCCGAGAAGCGTATTGCCTACACGTCCGAATATCGTTGCTTTGTCAAGGATGCCGCCTTCTGCGTTCCACTTGACATTAAAATTCGGAAGCTTGCCTTTTCCGGCAATGCCAAAAGGAGCTTTTCCGCCTGACACGCTGATCTTCGGGATTTTCAAGTTGCTGAAAATCTTTCCGATACTCAAAGGGAAGAAGCCCTTAATTTTGTCAACGGCGTTCTTTACGGCGTCACGCGCACCATCAATCTTGTCAGCAATGGCGTCCTTAATGCTGCCGAAGGTGTTCTTCACCTTGGAAACAGCGCTTTTCAAATCTCCGAACTTGTTTTTGATCCACGTGACCGCTGACGATGTTGCCGACTTGATTTTCTCCCACATCTTCAGCCAGAAGTTACGGAAGCCCTCGTTGTTTTTCCAAAGGTACACGAAAGCCGCCACAAGGCCGATAATAAGCGAGACAATAAGCCCGATTATATTTGCCTTCATTGCCAGATTCAACGCCTTCACGCCGCCTGTGACAAGCTTCAGCGCGGTCGTGGCCTTGCTCATTATACTGCCCCACTTCAGCACAAGGACAAACCCGGAAACCGTGACCGTTGCCGCAAGGATACCCGCCGCCCACGCCTGCACGGTGCTTTTGTTCTGCTTGAACCATTTAATCATGTCCTTTATTTTCGTTATAAAGGATTTGAGCAGGGGAACAGCAGCGGCAACCATTTCAGCGGTCTTATTCTTGATAGCGGTCAATATAGGTTCGCCGACGCGCCCAAGCTCGGCAAAGGCAGACGATAGCTTTTCATTGGCTCTATTTGCCGCCAGAACGTCTTTATTCGTCTCTTTGTACTGCTCGGACGCTTTCTTATATGTGCCGTTCAGCGTGTCCATAATGAGCTTCTGGCGCTCCTGCTCGGTGCTGCAAGCGTCAAGTTTTGCCTGAAACTCTTCTTCTCCGATTCCTGCCCAGTTCAGCGCATCGACAAGGCCGCCTGTAAGCTGTCCGGTTTTCGCGGTCTCGTTAGCCGCTTCTGTCAAGCCCTCAATGGGCAAGCTGTCCCCGAACGTAGCAAAGACGCCGGTGCAAATGTCCGTCCATGTCTGCAAATCCTTTTCGTTATCCGTCATTACGGCAAGATGGTTTGCAGCTTCAACCGATACGTCCGTATCGCCAAGGACGGCTTGCAAGTCCTGATACGTCTTTTTTGCCGCTTCGGAAGAATGTCCGTTCGTTACAAAGGCCGTGTCCAGCTTGCCCATTTCGGTTCTATATTCTCTGGAACTTTCGATTGCTGCTATCCATGCGCCGCCCAAAGCAGCACCGGCAGTCAGCACGGATTTTCCGATTTTCAGCGCAGATTCGCCGATCTTCTTAAAAGACGAATCGGTTTTCTTGCTTCCGGCTTCCGCTTTGTTCGCGGTATCGTCAATGGCTTCTTTCGCCTGTGCGTTGTCAACGGCAATCGTGCCGAGCAGCTTGAAAAGTTCCATGTTGCTATCCCCCTAATTGAAATAGGGCAGATAGGGGCTGCATTATGCGTCAGGTGGCACAAAATCCATTTCCATTGTGTGCTTCACAATGTCGGCAAGCTCTTCTTTTGTTGCGGTTTTCGGCGGCTGACGGTTCATTGCATCGCGGCATTCGGCGTAAGATCGTTCAAAGTCCTTGTGCAGCCAAAATTCCCACGTTGCTTTTTCTTCAAGCTCTTCGTTGCGGATGTCCACAAGCTCTGAAATGAACTCTTCCAGCCGTCCGGTCTTTATCATTTGATCCAGAAGGATCAACGGGCTTGAATAGCGTTGAAACAGCAGGTCGATAAACCGGATGTCGTTTAGCGAAACAGCCCGGCAACATCCCCGAAAAAATCCTTGAATTCCTCTTTCTTGACCACATCAACGATCATCGAAAGGAAAACGTTCATCGGCAGCGCGGCAATCTCTTTCTTGCTCATGCCGGACAGCCCGGAAAGAAGCTGATATATGTCATCCTTGCACTTCGGAACGTTGGCGATGATGACGGACGCAACATCGACCGCAACCATCAGCCCCAGCGCCGTGGTGTCGATCTCCGCGCCCTCTGCGCCATCTTCTTTTTCGGCGGTCATGCTGCGGATCGCCGTGCGCAGCTCTTCCGATTCAAAGCAGCCCTTGAATTCTTTCAGCCCGATGCCGGAAATGATTTTCAGCATGGGGAAAACGTCTTCGGCGGTCAGTCCGCGCAGCGTGTATGTTTTTTCGGTCATGTATTAAAACCCCTTCAGAATTTTTATAGGATGTTGAAAAGGCAGGGAAAACCCTGCCTTTCTGTTTAGGCGGAAGCCGTGGGATAGTAGATATGCCACGGCAGCTTGTCCAGCTCGCCGGTAAGCTCGGCGTAGCTCTCGAAGGTATACTTGCCGACAGCGCCTTCCTTGTTCTTGCCTTCCTGCTCGAAGCCAGAAGTACACAGGGCATTTTCCAGAATGGCAATGATGCTTTTGCCTTCCAGCGTCTTGCCGACGAAGGCGATATTTTCCCAATAGTCGCCTTCAGTAATGTCAGACTTCGATTCGATGACATCATAATTTGTAGCGTCGGCAGAAGTGCCTTCCGCGCCCAAGGTAGACGCCTTGATGATGTCCTTCGTCAGCTCAATAAAGTTGACTTCCATACTTGCCGTTTCGCCGGTCTTGGCAGCAAGCCCCTTCGTCTTCACAAGAGCGCCGTCAACATCAATGTTGGTGAGTTCCGGGATAATGGACAGCTTAGAGCCGCCAGAAGTCGCGCCGACAAGGGACGCTTCAAAGTTCCACGCATTGGACGTGAATTTCAGTCCCTTGTGGATCGTGCCAGCACCGAAAAGGATGTTTTTCGGCGTGTTTTCGGTCACGCCGTGTTTTCCTGCAATAGCCATATTATTTCACACTCCATTCCTGCACGGATAGATTGATTTGGACGCTCTTCAGCTCTGCGTCCTCTTTCGGGATAATCAAGGCGCTATCATAAAAAATAGCCACGGCTGAAGCATCGTCAGCCATGACCGTTTTTCCGCACACCTTGTTAAAATAGGATTCAATTTTTGCTTTTGCCGTTTCAAGCTCTTGCCATGATCCCCGGTGAAAACCCGTCAGCATGATTGTTGCCGTCTGCTGTCCGTCCTCATTCATCGGCGGACTTTCGGTGTACTCCCCGACAAAATACGGATAGACGATTTTTCCGGCAGCGTTCCCGGCGTAAGAGCCGAAGCCGTAGGCAATGCCAAGGGATTTCATGGCGGCAGAAACGATTTCAAGCGGTTTCGTTGTCATGTGCCCAGCTCCTTAAAGATTTCCTTCGCCCTGCGGATGATCGCGGCTTTCGTGCTTTCAAAAGCCCTCTGAAGCGTCCTGTTGGGCTTTTTGCCTTTGGTATGATGCCAGTTCCCGGAATCATCCTGATACGACCAGCCGCCTTTTCGACCGTCACCGTGCAGCGCGTGCTCGCCTGTACCGAATTCTTCCCAAACGGCATTTTCAAGCGGACTTCCAATTGTTGCTTCTCCGGCAGATTCATTCACCTGATGATTCCATGAGCCTTTTAACTGTCCGCTGTCAACGCGGGAATTTCGTTTCGCGGCTGATTCGATTTCTGACGCGGCTTCTTCAAGGAATTGCAGCGCCTTGTCATCCAGCGCGTCTTTGACCTGTATGCTGAAATCCTGAAATTGAACAGACATATTATTGTCCCCCTGTGAACTTCAGATAGATTTCAAGCTGTGATCCGCTGCCCATTTCCATAGGATTATCAATCAGCAGAATGTCATAGACCTTGCTGTTAATAACCATCCGGGAATTCTCCGCAGCGATGCCGGACGCAAGCGCCACATAGTCAGCAATGAAAACGTGCGTGCTTTCCTGAATCTTAGCATTGTAGGTCGTGTATTTGCTGTCACCGGCAGACAAGTCAAGCCAGCCTTTCAGCGTTTGGGCGTCTGCCCATGCCTTGACCTGTTCGCCAATGGCGTTCTGTTCGGTTGTGGCCGTCTGGATGACCGCTGTGATGTTGCCGCCGATGCCCTTCATACTCTCAACCCCTGTCCAAAGCGAGCCTTCATATAAGGCTTCAGGAAGCCCGTCAGAGACTTCGGAAAGCCCATAGAGGAATTATCCCCGTCAAGGTTGAAATACGTCACAGAGTGCCGGGAAATCGTCTCTGACTGGACGCCTACCTTGTCGCCGTTGTCGAGCTGCCATTTCAGCATATTAGCAACGCCAAGCTTGACATCCATTGGATAGACAACCTTCGTGATGACAACGCCGCTTTCGTCAAACAGCTCTTCTTTGACCGTAATAATTCCGCCCGAAGATGTTCTAACGTTGACAAGCCCGGCGTTTAACTCGGATTCCGTAATCTGCAACGTGTCTCCGGCTTTGAAGGGATTGTTGGCCGCAGTCACAAGCTGATGACCGGAAGAAGCGGCCACAGCAACCGCCCGGAAAGCCCGAACCTGAAAATTGTTGTTCGTATATGCCCGGATCAACAGCTCAAGCGCTGAAAGACGTGCTTCCAGCGCCTGATCCGTTTCATCCGTTGTGACGAACTGCCGCAGTTCGGCAACGGTCATAATCATAAGGTTTCAGCCCCTTACTTCTTGAACTTCGCAAGAACGACCTTGGAAGTGTTGGACAGAGCGACGGCGTAATGCTTGTCAACGGAAATGTCCGTCTTGCGGGCAAGGCTCACACGGTCAGTCTCAACGTTTGTGTCGCGCTTGAGATAGATCGTGATCGCGGCGGCGTCGTCCTCGGTTTCCGCGTCGTTGTTCAGCTTGACGATAGGGCAAGCGTAGCAGTCAATCTGACTTCCGGTTTCTCCAACCTTCACAACGGGGACTTTCTTAGACGGAACAACGCGGCAGTTGGCGATCATGCCGATCTCGCCGGTAAGAATGACACCGGCCTTGTATTTGTCCGCGCTGATAAAATCAGCGTCCTTGCGAAGCTGCGTGACCTGCTTCGGATGAACAAAAATGACCTTCTCGCTGTTGACCTCTTCCTCGAAAAGATCAATCGCGTCAACGATGCCGGAATACTTGATCGCGGCGGCGCTGCCGTCATAGGTGAGCTGCGCCCCCTGAAGCGCGGTCATGGCGTCGTTGTCCACCTTGGAAGCAATGGACTTCGCAAGCTGGTTGTTGGTCTCGCCGACCGGGTTTCCGTAGCCGGAAAGAACGGCTTCGTCCGTCAGCTCAACGGCCTTCATCGCCTTCTTAACGGTGACGGTCGTGGTGGAAGCGGTCAGCTTCACGGTTTCGGCGGCGACACCCTCTGCAATGTCGGCAGCATCGCCGATGTAGGCGTACTGCGGCACGGTGACGGTGTTACCGGGGATGCCGACAAGCGTGGTGTCGATCTTCGCAAAGGGCGCGACAACAATCTTGTTGGCAATTTTCGCGGAAATCATATCCGCCATGACCTGCGGATTAATCAGGTCAGAAAGTTTGGTGGTCTGGTTAGCCATAGTTTAAATCATCCTCTCAAATTAATTTTTTGTAAGCTCTGCGTATGCAGTGGGATTCTCGTTGAACAGTTTCAGTCGTTCCTGATAGCCCATTTTGGCGAAGTCTTCCTTCGTCACGGAATCACCGCCGCCCTGATTGTCGGGCAGCTTGTTTTCGATGACCTTCTTGTTGCCGGAAGATTCAAACTGTGCCGGGAACTGCGTTTTCAGACCGGCCAGCTTTTCATCTATGCCTTTGACTTTTCCGTTTTCGTCAAGCGTCAGCTCTTCCGGCTTGTACTTCTCGCGCAGCTTGAACGCCAGGTAGTCCGGATCGACCGCCTTTGCATCACGAAGGGCAAGCTGGATCGCGTTTTCAAGCTTCGTCTTTTCCAGCTCTGCCTGAAGCTGCTGCACCTGCGTTTCATAGCCGGTGATCTTGCCCTGCAATTCCTCATTGCCTTTCGTGCCTTTCTTCAGCTCGGCAATCAGGCCGTTGGCCGTGTCAAGCTCGGTGCTTTTCCCGTCAAGCTGTGCCTGAAGCGCATCATACTTGCCCTTGCCGACATACTCACCGCCGCCAAGATTGGCAAGCTTAACCTGCTTGTCCTTGTTGGCTTCGCTGCCGTTGTAGGCGTTGACCGCCGTTTCAACCTGCTTGAAAAGCTCTTCGCCCAAAATCTCTTTCAGAAATTCCATGTGTTTATCCTTCCTTTGTCGATGTTTTTTAGCGCGGTGTCACCGCAGACAAGCACTTTGTTGAATCCGGGAGTGCGCCGGAAAATGGCGAACAGTTTAAACGCCATGTTCGGGGCAATGAAAAAAGCAGCTATTCGGAAAATCCGAACAACTGCTTTAATCGATCATTTACCTGTCAGGATTTCGTTTACGCGCTTCTGCACGGCGGCATACTTGCTGCCGAGCTTCGCCCGTCGCGCAACACCATTGCCGTACTCGCCGCGAATCACCGCACGGGCGAGCGCGTCAATCTCGGCGTTTGTGGTCTCCGTTGGCGTCTCTGTGGGCTTCGTCGGCGTGGTAGGCTTGTCCGCCGTCTTGCCGGTCAGGATTTCGTTCACACGCTTCTGTACAGCCGCAGCGTCATATCCTGCCTGTGTCAGACGGCGGCGGCGCTCCGATCCATTGCCCCAACTGCCGCGAATAACCTCGCGGGCAATGGCGTCAATGTTTTTAGCGGGCGTTTCCGGCTCGGAGGGCGCTTCCGTGGACTTGTCCGGTTCGGTCGTGTCGTCGCCGTAGTTCGGCAGACCGAAGCCCCGAATATAACGCGCGTTGTACTTGATGTTTCGTGTCCCGACCATATTGCTGACATTTCCTTCAATGATCTGCATCGAATCAGCGCCGACCGCCGCCACGATACCCACATGATCAGGTGTGCCGGTGTTGTCACCAGCTCCGTTGTCCTGCCAGTCATAAAAGATAACATCACCAATTTTCGGATGATAGCTGTCATCTTCCACCCATTTGCCACGGTTCTGAAATCCTCGGATCATCTGCGGACAGCCGCATTCAAACGGGAAATCATCCATTCCCGCCGTCAGGAAAACAGCAGAAACGAACGTTGCGCACCATGCATCCGTATATCTGACGCGATAGCCGCGCGGAAGCGGACGCTGCTTGTTGTAAACGTCGATGATCTTTTTGTGGCTTCCGTTCGATGCTTTAAGACCGAGCCAGCCACGGGCAATACTGACAACTCCGTCTCTTGTCATTCCGCGTCAGTCCCTTCGTCGCCAAACTCGTGGCACTCTTCCGGGATACCGGCAAGGGAAGTCAGCAGCGACAGCACACCGGCCAGCAGGGAAGCGCTGCCCACCATGATCCAGTTTACTTCCGACATAGCGGCAGTCGTTCCGATGGTAGCAACGGCGGTCTGCGCTACGGTCTTGATCGCGCGGATACCCGCCTTCTTCAGCCAATCCTTCCAACATCTGTGCTTCATTTGTTTTTCCACCTTTCATAAAATATTAAAAGCAACCTGCCATCCCCTAATAATCCCCCGCGTGGAACGCAGGACTTCAGGAATGGGAGGTTGCTTTTTTACGGTATTAAATTGATTATCATTTTCGTGACCTCACGAAAATGGTCATAGAAAAAGCACCGTGCGAATGCATGGTGCTTTTAAAACAAGCAATTATCAATTATGTCTTTGCCTTTCAATGAATCAAGCCATTCTGCCGGGATTCCTTCGAGGTCATAGATAAGCCCAGCAAGCCCACCGGCAACGGCGCCAACAGTATCAGTATCATTGCCGAGGTTGACGGCTTTCAGAACTGCGTCACGATAATTGTCAGTCGTGGAGACAGCCCACAAAGCTGCTTCCAGAGTGGAAACAACATAGCCGCTCGATTTTATTTCACTTTCTTCAAGCGTACTGATGGTGTTGATTCTTTCAAACGGGCTTTCAAGGCTTTCAAGGACAGCTTTCAGCTTTCCCCCCTGAATCAGCGACCGGGCTATATGCACATAGCATACACAAGCAGCTTTTGAAATGTTGTGTGCGTGTGTAATAGCCGACACTGACTTGATCGTATCATCCTCCGCGTCAGTAAAAGCAAGAGGGATTATACGCATCAAAGAACCGTTTCCGTTTGATCTCTCATCGGCTCTGCCTGTTCCTGTATAAAGAGCCTCAGACGTTGTACCACCAATATCAAATACACGTCCATCAATGGCATATTCACCTTTATACGCCCACGCCCGGAATTTTGCGAGCATATCAGAAACATCAATGCAGCCACAGTCTTTGATTGAAGCGCATGTTGCAAGCGTCATGCTCGTATCATCTGACCATGTGCCTTTTGGCTGATTGTGTGAACCGTATCCAATCATGTCAGTTGCCTTAAATGATCCTCGGCTTCGGAACTCATACGGAACGCCAATCGCATCAGCAACCGCAAGACCGTAAATTGCAGATTTCAGTTTATTTTTCAATATGTCATTCCTTCTCGTAATACTCACAATCAGAACTTGAAAACAAAATGGAATTTGGCTTGCCTTTATCAGATGAATAAATCTGACAATAGCCGTTTTTATAGCCTTTTACAACCGTTCTGCCGTTCACAACAAGGTCACGTTTTCTGAAAGTGCAATCTTTACACACTATGTCATCCACAGGCGTATCAGGCGAAAAATCCTTCGCGATTCTTTCAGCCGCGTATTCCTTTTCGCTCATAATTCACACCTTCTTTCTGGATATAATATTATAATATGTGTATGCTGATTTGTCAAATTGTCTGGTCGATAAGAACGAGAACTATCTTAGTAACTTCTCCGTTGCTGTTTGCAATAATATCTTGTATTTCAAACGTTGAATTTCGTTGCAAAAGCAGTTCCAATTCTCCGCTGAAAGTTGAAACAGGATCAACATACATTCCGTGCGCACCTTTGGGAAGATAGACTTCCAATTGCGCACCGCTCCACGCTTTCCCGCTCACGATTGCAGTTGACATGAAACCTTTTTCCGTAATGCGCGTGCCGATCAATGCGTCCCTTACACTTTGTATAGCAAGGTCTCTTTCAGATACGCTGCACAGCCTTGCAACCGATTTTTGAGACCCCATCCCCCTATACACAACAACATCATCAGCAATCGCACATTTCGCTAATGCGCTTGTGCAATCGTCTATATACCCCTTCACAGATGATGTCGCATAATGACCGGTTCGCAAATCCGTATTCATTGCGCGGTAACTGCTTCCGGTGTATTTCTTGATTGCGTTTCTTTCATCCGGGGACAATGTGTTGTTCCAGAATTTTTGGCTAAAATTGTTCGCTGTATGGTATTGTACAGCATCCGGCGCGTTGCTAAACGTTTTGGCATTTGAAACAATCTGGCTGACGGAAGAGGATGACGGTTTCCCTTTCCCGATGTTGTTAATCTGGCTTTGAACTTTTGCCAAGTCTGCTTTTAATCCAGTAAGATGCTTCCCGTCCGCTTCCAACTCACTAAGCTGTTTTACGTAAGCGGCATATTTATCAAATTCGGTCTGATCTTGAGCTTTAATAGCCAGATTTTCAAAGTATTTCTTTTTCTTGTCAATATCGTCTTTGATATCGTCCCAATCATCTGCGGAAACATTCGCCCATTTTCCGCTTTTTCCGGGAAAACTATAAGTCTTGCTGTTGGCTTCAACGCTTGCAATTTGATTTTGAATATCAGCTTCTTGCTTAATAAGATTTTTTTTCTGCTTCGCAATGACCTTTGCGTCAAGTTTCGCTTGATATTCAAGTTTTTGTTTTTCAAGCGCATTGTAAGAATCAACATCGAAAGCAGATGCATTTTTCAAAAAGTCATCAGTATCCTTATAGCTTGAAATCAGACTTGCTTGCTGCTCGCTTATGTCATCGATCTTTTGTCCGAGCTTTTTTTCCGTCAGATATTCCTTTTTGGGCTTAGTAGTTTCCGGCGCAGAAGAAACGCTTTCAGCCGCCGTCAAAAACTTCTGCTTGTACTCTTCAAAGTTCTTCGTCTTATCAAGCCCGAAGTATTCAGCACGATCTTTGAGCGTTTGCAGCTCTTCTTCACCGAGCGCCCACCGCGCCCGCGTGTTGGACGTGCAGCGGCAATTTACCACTTCCGCAGCGCCCCCGGACGGATCGCCGGGGAACATAAGCCCGTTAGAAAACTTTTCGTCAAGCTCCCGGATTTCGCCATCAACGCGCCTGTGGGAATCGCGTGTGCGCCCGTCAAGCGCGGCGTCCCATTGCTTCACAACGTCCGCGCCCTTGGCTTTCGCTGCATACTGCGCGTCGCGGGAAGATGTCTGCTGTATTCTGTGACCTTCCGTTCGGGCAATTCGTTTGGCGTTGTAAAGACCGGACTGCGACACATTGTCAATGTTCCGGGCAATGTCGCGATAGGGGAGAGAAGAAGCGATTCCCCGGCTGATCTCCTGCGTGATGGTTTTCTTCAGCTTGGCAACATCCACGCCGAGCGCATTATAAAGGCCATTGCTGACCTTGGAATCTGTCAGAATGGCCTTGACCGCTGCCGCCTGATCTATCGGAGCAATGACGGGGACGCCCTGTTTTGCGATGTCATACATCGTGCCGACATAGCCGTTTTCATAGCAGCCTTTCAGATAGGCTTCAATCGTGGCGTAGTTGTCGCCGTGGAGCTTGTCCAGAATGCCGCTGACCTGCCCCTGAAGGGCTTTCTGGTACTGCCGCTGATAAACCTTTGACCGCTTCTGCGATTGCAGCAGCGCCCTTGTAGCGTCATCCAATCCGTCCTGCGACAACGCTTCATCCAGCAGGTCAATGTCCGCCTGAAAGCCCTTGACCTTTTCGTTGATGTCCTTCAGAGCCGCCGCATACTGCTTTTCAAGCTCCTTCAGCGCCGCTTCCTCGCTGTCAAGTAAGGACTGCTGGACTTCCTTTTCCCATCGGTTCACACTTCATCACCTTCCGGCACAATGCCATTCAGCGCGGTCTTGGCTGCCGCTGTCGGATCATCTTCCGGCGTGGGCAGCTTGTCCTTTACATCGTCATAGTCCAATTCAAGCGCTTCGCAGATAAGCTGCATTGTCAATTCCTGCCCAAGCTGCGCGGACGTGTTCAGGATCGTCGTGATCTTCGTCTGCTGCTCCTGTGCTTTGGTAAGGTCAATCTGCGCGTTCTCCTGCGCGTTGGTGATGATCTCGCGCTCAAAGTCGAAATACACGTCCTTCTGTTCGTAGTCCGTGTTCTGCGTGTCGTTGATTTCTTTCAACACCAGCTTCAGCAGCTTCCGCATGAACTGAAGAAGAAACGGCTGCAAGCCGTCGCACTTCAGATCAAGGTTTGCATAGGCACTCTTGATCGCAATGGACGTGGTGGCGCTGGTGTCCTTCAGCGCCTCCGTATTCACGCCCTGCCCGAAGCGGAAGATGTTCTTTTCGTCAACTTCCATCTTCGTTTTCCGGGCTTCCACAGGGATATCAACGGTCTTGATGTCAATGCCGCCTTCATCGTCAACGCCGATATGCTTCTTGGCTTTGATGTTGGTCATCAGCTCATCCAGATTGTCACCTTGGAAACCGCGCACAACATACAGCGCTTCGTTGGTGTCCTGAATGTTGTTGGAAAGACCGGCGTTCATGAGATCGTAATCATCAATCAGGTCTTTGATGGGCTTCAGGCCGCTGATCTGCTTCTTGCCGTTGTCCAGACGGAAGAATGGAATGACACCATAATCTTCATAATAGGTGGAATCATCGCCGTCCTTCTTGAAGATGATATGCGGACGCGGATTGATGCCGACCGAATCGTCTTTCACGATTGAGCCTTCATCTTCCTGAACATAAAAATAGGTCTGGGCTTTGTCCCAAACCTGAACGCGCTTGATCTTCTTGTTATCCTTGCCGATCCGGTCGATATACCAGTAAATCACATAGGCGCATTTGTCTTCCGTTTCCTTCTCGCGGACTTCCACAACGCCGATGCTGTCAGCCGTCTGAAACGCCGTCCTGTCGCTTTCGTCCTTGTAGGCATACATATACGCAAAGCCCGTGGAAACAGCGCCCACAAGCAATTCTGACAGCTCTGCAACGAAGTTTTCGTTTTCGTTAAAGTAGGCGTCAAGCTCTGTCTGAAGCTCCGGGATGTCGGACTTCACAAAGCCGCCGTGACCGGAAAGCATATACTGTGCCTGTTGATCTACCAGCAGCCGGAAGAACGGATGACTGATCTTGATGTTGGATTTCGTCTTATCTTCCTTCAGGTCGCCGTCAGCGTCGATGTAAAAGATTCTGTAATTGTTTATGTCGTGGTCGCCTTCGTAGTAGCGAAGACCGGTTCTTGCAAGCTGCTTCTTGGTGCTGTTCGTGTCCCGGTCAATGAAGCTTTTGATTTCGTCAATGGAAAGCATGGTTATTCACCTCTTTTATTGAAGACCGATTTTCAGCAGGACATAGCCGACCATCGCGGCGACGGCAAGAAGGATGATATTTTCGACCACCATTTCCCATCGTCTGCCATCCCTGCCCATGAGCTTCTTTACATCGCTTTTTATCTCGGCAACATCCGCTTTAATATGCGTCTGCTCGGACGCCATGACAGCGACAGCCTTGATCGTTTCGCTCATTTTTTCCTGCTTCTCATATAGCTCATCAATTCTGTGCGTGTTGGATTTCGACCGTTCTTCCACGGCGGTCAGCCTTCTTCCGTATTCGTCCATATTGTGGCACTCACTTTCATTTTTTCAAATCTATAATTAAGTCAGCCATCTTTTAACCTTGCGCCAGCCTTCGACGCCGTAACGCAACGCTGCCATTGCGTCATCTTGGAAGGGGACAGGCTCATCAAGATATTCGCCTGACTTATCATCTTTTTTCCATTTCCATTGCTGCAATTCTTTTATCGTGTTCACGCAATGCGGATGGACAAAAATTTTCCGCTGTTTGAGCCAGTCAATCTGTGCCTTGACGCTTCCGGCGCTGCCGCCCTTGTCCACGCCACGGGCGCGGAAACCGGCCTTCTGCCACATCTTAATGCGGTCAGGCTCGGCACTGTCGCACCACATCTGTTTATTCCGTGGAATGCTGGCTGCAAGCTGGATGATCTCTGCTGTGTCCTTTTCAAAGACGTAGATTTCAGACAGAATGGAAATGTCATCGTCCTTGATGCCCAGCAGCATGATTGCGTTGGCGTGGTTGAAACCGAAGTCCTGCCCTATGGCAATATCGTCATAGTCATTCAGATTCAGGCTGACTTCTTTGATCTCCCAATTGTGGAGAATCAAGCCCCCAATCTCGCCCCATTCCCCAAGTCCATAGATTCTATAGCCTTCGGGATCGACAAGGCGGCGGCGCTCCATTCGGGCGCGGTATGCTTCGTCAATGAAGCGGTTCATCTGATATGTGCTGTGGTGTGTCAGCACATTGGGATCGGGAATATCGAAAAAGACCTTCTTGATCCAATGATTCTTGTTCACGGGATTGAAGGTCATTCTGATCTGATAAAACTGACCGGGCGGCAGCTCGCCGCGCAAACGGTCATCTATGATTTCAACGTCTGCCTGTGTCAGCTCTGTTGCTTCTTCGCACCATACGTCCGTCAGCTTGCCGCGCTGAAAGGTGATGGACTTCAGCTTTTCGCGCTGCTTGTCATCGTTCATGCCCCGGAAGATTATCTGGTTGCCGTTGGCCTTGCAGGTAAGCTTCAGCGGCGACATATTGATCTGCCAATACCGTTCTGCCTGATCGCCAAACATCCGGTATATAGCGCCTGTAAGCTCTGCAAAGGTGCTGTCGCGGTTCGTTATGTCGGATTTGCGGATGCAAACCAGATTCCGGCCTTTGTCCTTCATCAGCCGCAGAATGTAGTTTTGCGCCGTGTCAACGCTTTTTCCGCTGCCAGCACTCCCACGCATAACGATATAACGTTTGTCGCTGCAGTCAACCTCGCGGAAGCAGGGATTGGCTTGAACCTTTATGTTCACAAAGCATCCGCCGCCTTGAACGCTTCAAGCAGTTTCGGAAACTGGATCGCGAAGAAATCGATCATTTCTTCATTCTGCGCCCATTCGGAATTTTCAGCCAGACCGCTTTCAAAAAGAAACGCGTGAATGATCTCATGCCGCTTGACCTTGTTGATCTGCACTTGCAGGTTCTTCTTGCAGTTCGGGTCATCCCTATTCTTTTCGTAGGACTCAACCAGCAACTCTTTGGTGGTTTCATCGGTAAGTCCGTCAAAGCCATTCAGACGCAAATCTTGGCTGTCGCTGCATACGGTCAGCGTGTATTCTGTCCCGAGAACGTTAATTTTCATCTGTTATATCCCCTTGATCAAGCCGGCCGCAATGTCTTTCCGCGCATCTGTGAACTTCCATCAGACCGACAGTAAGGAATGCATGATAGTGTTCACAGTATGCAACCGGGTGAAAGGAAAAGTTCCCATCAATGAGAATGTGCTTTTCTTTCTGTCTCACCGGGCGCAGCTTCCGGCGCTCATATCGTCTTTCCCTTTGCGCCTTTCTGTTCCCTTTGCTGCGGTTGCTCATTCGTCATCACCGTAATCAACCGTGATGTTCAAATCCATGTCAACGGTCTGTTCAACCTTGTCCGTGAACATCATGTGCGCACGTCCGAGCAGTTCAGCGGCTTTCAGACGTTCCTTTTCGTCCGGGGCTTTTCGCATCGTCCGCGCTTCGGAGCAGCCTTCGCCGACGCCTTCAATGACTACAATTTCAGATTCAGACTTTCCGCGCAAAACAGAAGTAAGGTATTTCATAACTTCCGCCTGATCCGCTACAAGCTCGGCTTCCTTTTCAGCCATCCGTTTTTCTATGTATTTTTTCAGCGTAGGTTTTTTCAAGTTTTCCTGACCTATTGCATACGCTGTTTTCTTTGAATAACCGGCTCTGATTGCAGCCTGCGTTATGTTCATATCAATCAGATATTCATCACAGAATCTTTTCTGCTTTGCCGTCAATTTCTTTTCTGCCACAATCATCACCTTCTTTCATGGCATAATAAAAGCCAGCCGGGGAAAGGAGCAAAACCCGGCTGGCTGATCGCCATCTGTATAATTTTTCTACAATAACAATATCACATTTCAACTATCAATTTCTATCAACTGCTGTAATTATTTTCGGATTTTTTCAGGATTTCTTCCACCGCCTGAAGCGCTTTGCCGTGAATGCTCCACGTCCATTGATAGGATTTGCCGATTTCAAACGCGATTTGCTCCCATGTTTTAAATGCAATGTACCGCTTGCAAAGAACCTCGTGCATTTGTGTGTCCGTTACTTTGTCGATTGTGCCGACCACGGAATTTCTTGCGTCAACAAGGGCGTCAACTTCCCGGTTGATCTCTGCTTCAAGGTCAATGAGCTTTGCCATAGCGTCCGAAATCTTGTCTTGTCCACCGCTGCCGGAAGAAGGAACGTCCCGCAGCGTGGGCGTGACCTTCGTCATCATCGCATTCAGTCGATCACGTTCTTCCAGCTTGGCGTTGATCCGGGAATCGTAACGCCTAATCTGCGAAAGGTATTTCTTCACGTCTGTCATTCAATCACCGTCCTTTTTGCAAAACCATATACTGTCCGTATGTAAGCCCCATGGCGTTTGCCTTCCGTGCGACTTCAGAAAGCGTGTCGTGCTTTGGTTTTGTCTGCGCGTTCAGCTTTTCTGCCCGGTATCTTTCGTGGCGGAGAATACTGTTTGCTTCTCTTTTGCACTTTTCGCCGCAATAGCGCTGGTTGTAGCTGATAAGGTTAAAAACCTTGCCGCAGATTTCACATTCTCTTGTTCCGTTAACATGAAACATTCAAACGATCTCCCATCCGTGTTCATCTTTGATCGCTTCCCGGATTTCCCAAATGTTCAGGTTGCCGAGATTGACGCTTTCGGCAACGTTGTTCAGGCTTGCCTTCAGCTTCTGCACATCGTCCGGGGAAGGATGAAAAACGTCCATCCAAGCCCACACGAACATGATTTCGGCGGCTGTGACAGCTTTTGTCATGCTCACGCGCTCCGGGCGGCGGCGTTTGGATTTACTGCTCATCGGCTTTCCCCTTGTACTTCGGCATGTCCGCCCACGCTTTCACGCCGTTCCAGTTGTCATGATCTTCAAGACAGGACACGTTGTTCCCAACATCGTCGTAGTCAACCACGCACACATCCAGCGAAACGCCCCAGCTTGTGGCGACAAGGATTTCCTGCCCGTCCTTCGGCATTTCGCCAAAAAACATATATTCCGGGATTTCATAGTCAGCGTATCCGCGCTCGGCATACTCGGATTTTTCTTCTTCGGTCAACGGGCGCGTCGTGATCTCGTGCCAGATGATTTTTTCTTCAAACATCGGTTCGCTGTCCTTTCGTTTTTTCAAATCCGCAATGTTCAGCATTTCGATTGCAACCGAGCGGAGCAGGGCAACCTTAATGCATTCCAGCTCTTCCGGCGTGCAATTCTTACTGTCGAATGTGAACGTCGGCAGGAACTTTTCCGCCAGCTTCTTGTAAATACGCTCGCGGCGTTTGCATTCTTGGATCGTCATTCCGCACATCCTCTCTTTGCACATTGGCCATAGCAGTGATGCAAATGCTCGCACCGGTAACACGCGCATTCGGCGCAGGTGAAGTAATCCTCGCACTCGCAGTCGAAATATCGCGGATTGAATTTGATTTCACACTCTGCGCAGATGTCAACACCGTGCTTCATTCCGCACCGTCCATTCTCGGTAGGGATGATGTCAGCATCCAATGCGTTACCTCGCAGGCAATTTTAGACGGCAATTCCCAGCGTTTTGTTTTGCTGTGATACCACGCCATAAAGACCACGTTAAACGGTTCGCATCCGGCAATAACGGGGTTTTCGTCCGGCTCCGGCAATCTGTCCTTGACGCTGATCCATTGCGGGACGGAGACAGCGGCAGGAATTGAAAGCAATCTCCGGACATCATTTGACGTGTGACCATCCCACGGCTTTCCTTTGTCCAATTCCTTGCACTGAAACAGATCCCAGTCTTTTAGTTCATAGTGGTATGTGTAACATCCTTCGTCGGTGTCAAAGCCCATGATGAACCATCCCCCGCCGAAAGGATCACTACCATCCTCATGCCGCTTGCTTTTCCATGCATGTGGATTATTTTTAGCAAGAGCAGCAGACAAAATGAGCCTTTGTTCATACAAGTCTGCGAAAGTGTGGTATCCGTCTGACATTTTTTCAACGTCAGCAGCCGGAAAGTTTGAAATCATCTCTCGCGCTTCATGTAGAGAAATCAACGTTCCATTTACGTTCATCATGTCATCAATGTTGAACTTACGAAGCAGCCGCTCGCGTTCTATGTATTCAGCCATTGTCATCCCTCATAAAATAGCGCTTTGTACGCCGCCATCAAGTTTTCATCGTCTGTCTGAAATTCCGTGCAGCAGTTCCAGACCTTGGTTTTTCCGTTCTTATCTACCAGACGGACGATTTTTTCAGACGGGAACGGTTCACCAAATCGGGCATATTCCATGGCGTCCCAAATCGGACAGCCGCCATTTTCCGGGAACTCCGGGAATCCGTCATCCTCTCGGATTTTCCCTTTGCTGCATCGTTGGCAGAAATTGTAAAGAAAGATTTCGTATTCTGTGCCGCTGCTAAACCGCGTAGACGGTTCAATTGTCATAATTCACACTCCCCAGATAATCAAGCTCGAACTCTTCAAGCTGTTGCTGCGTCAGCGGCTCGGAATAGAAAAGAATGTTGTGATACTTGCCGCTTTCATCCTTCTTTGCCATGACAATGGCTTTCGTGGGCTGACACCACGGGGCAAAGCCCCGCATTCTCATTCCGTATTTGTACATCATTCAGTTGATACCCCTATTCCATTTCCTGAAAATATCTGCATGGCTTTTCCGTATACTTGCAATATTCGGCTTCAAGTTTTGCGCCTTTGCTGTGTATCCATCCCGGCAAAAACCACGCTTCATCAGCCGAATCCAGCATTGCAATGCATATGCGCATATAATCAGCTTTTTCCATACCATCCGGCAGCGTTGCCGGATTCAACGGTATATGACCGTTTTCGAGCAGCCAGCTTTCCGCCTTGCGGAATTGTTCAGCGTAATTCTTGACGCCGGTAATCCTTCCGGCAATATAGACTTTCATGTTTTTATACCTGTCTCTGTTTTCCTTTCCTGTTTTTGCATGTGGCTTTGATTCTGAATTCGTCAACGACGGTTTCAGCGTCGAAAGCCTTTCTTGCTTTTTTCTTTTCTGCTTCCAGCCGCTGCCGGTACTCTTTGAACTCTTTGCATTCGGCGTGACAACCTGCGTGGCGTTTTTTACAGCTCTCGCCGTTCTGGTAGCAGGGCGGTCTTTCCAGCCGGTAATGCACATTGAATGCAGCGTTGAACATCACGCGCCCCCGATCTTCAAAATCTCGCCGTCCATGCCTTTAAGCTGGATGCCCTTGATTGCTTCCTGAAGCGGAAGAGCAAGCTGCTTCTGCTCCTGCTCGCGCTTCGCCATGATTTCATAGCAGCCCCGGAATGCGGCGCGGTCTGCAACGGCATTTTCCGACGTGCAAAGGTTTCTCCATCCCATTTTCAGGACACAGCTTGCAGCGATGGGATCAACGCCGTCCAGAAATTCCATAGCGTCTTTGGGATTGTAATATCCGAACTTCCGGATTGCCGTCAAAACGGCGTCCCATCCGTCCTGCCATGCCCGCGGCTCTCCGTTGACGATCACCGCGCACATTTCCCGAATTTCTGCGATGGACGGCGACCATTTGTTCAGGCTTACCCATTTCCGCAAGCAGGTTATCGCCGTTTCCTGCGGGATGTCTTGCAGCTCTTGATACCACAGTTCCATTGCTTCCTTATTCGGCAGAATCTGTTCCCGTGGGAAATACGTCCGAAGCGCAGAAGCGAAAATTCCAAATTCCTGTTTATCCACTTTTTCACTCTCCCTTCGCCCATTCAGCGGCCATGTTGTAGAAATCGTTCAGCTCTTCGGCCTTCGTGCTTTTTCCGGTCTGCCGATATGTAACGGGCTTATCGTCGTAATTGCCGTCCAGTACTTTTGCCATATTGGAATCCTTAATCAGCCAGTCAAACGTAGCCGACCAGTTGCTGTTGTTTTTGCCCTTCAGGAAGGACGAAGCTTCCGCCTTTTCAAAAAGCGTCTTGAAATCGTCAAGGGAATAGGTATTCAGCCGGGCTTTGATCGCCTTTTTCCGGGCGTCAGAAAGAGCTTTGACCGAAGGAAAAGAAACACAGATGGAATTGAAGGCGGCAACGATGCCCTTATAATCAATCTTATCTCTTTCTTTTTCTTCTTCTCTTTCTTCTTCTATATCTTCTTCTGCATCGTCTACAGAGATTCTTTCGCCGTCTACAGTAGAATCTACGGTAGAATCTACAGCAGGTGGAAGCGCCTTCTGTTTGGCTCTCCATCGTGCTTGCGCAAGACGCTTGCTTTCCCTGATTTTGTCCATGCCGTCAATGTTCTGATGCTCCGACCATCCGGCGATTGTGAAGCAGCCGTTGGACATAACGACCATGCCGAGCCGTTCAAGGGCTTCCAATGCAAGCCGGACGGTGTTTTCTTCAAAATCAAGCTCATCCGCAAGCATTTTCGGCGTGTACGGGATGTTTTCTGTCAGGAAGATCATGCCGCCCGAATTGCAGCGCCCGGCCATTGTCAGCAGCATCACCCAAATCAGGACAATGTTGTTGCCGTCCGGCAGACGCCGCAGATGCTTGATTTTGCGGTTGTCGAACATATCGGTTGTGATCTTGATCCACTTTACATCAGCCATACGATTCCGCCGCCTTCAGGGAATATCTTGCATAGCTTGTCGGCTCGCCATAGCGGTTCTTGCCGCTGACCATTTCTTTTTCAATGGGGACGCCCATCTGCTTCAGATCAGAAATCCGGGAAGCCAGACGCATGATCCCGTATTCCTGCATAGCTTCAAGGCTTGTGATAGAGCCGTAATCTTCAAGGTGTCGCTGTATGCGTTCGCATTGTGTCATGTTGTCAGCCCCTTTCATCTTTTGTGTGTGGGGCGGTCAATGTCGCCCTGTGATAAGCTCCGAATAGGGATAGGTTTCAACGTTTTCAATCGTCAGCATACTTACACCCCCGTACTGCCAAAGCCGTTGTTGCCGCGCTCGGAATCGTCCAGCTTGTCCACGACTTCAAGCGGAAGCTTGATGACCGGCAGAATGACAATCTGCGTGACCTTCGATCCTGCCTTCAAAAGACACGTTTTGCCGCTGTGGTTGTAAAGCTTGGCAACGATGCTGCCGGTGTATCCGGCGTCAATGACGCCTTCGGACGTGATGCCGGACTTGACGTTCAGGCCGCTTTTGCTTTTCAGCATCCCGACCATGCCGACCGGAATCTGCATATGTACGCCGGTGTCAATCACGGCAGAGCCGAAGGAAGGAACAACCACGTCATGCGGTGTGCGCAGGTCAAGTCCTGCATCGTCTTCGTGCGCTCTTTCCGGCATATAGCAGCCGGGATCAATGACCACTTTCATTTTCCTTTCTCCTTTCAGTGTGCGATCCACGAATACAGGCAGAGCGTGAAATAGATCACGCCGAGAATGCCGAAAATAATTCCGTACCACTTCCACGCGCCCGGATTTGCAAGCGTGATAAAGTAGAGAATCGACAGCATCATTGCCATAAACAGCGTCGTGAGCAGGTACGCCTTGCTTTTGCTTCTCATATCGGATTATTCCTTTCTTTCCTGACCGGCTTCCCATTCGGTGAAAAGCCGCATCCAATCTTCAAATTCCATCGTCACAAGGATGGAAGCATTGTTTTTCTTGTGGAATACAGCCGGAAGCTTGTCCGTCCCGGCTGCGTCCCGCTTGGCCTGTGCCATCCAGTCATAGAGCTGCATTCGCTCTTGGTGCTTGGCTTCGATATGGATTCCGGGAAGCCCTACAACGTCCGAAGCGTCCCCGGTGTTGCCGCAGTATTGGGCGGTTCTCCGGGCGTCATAGCCGTATTCACGGAATCGTGAAGCAAGCTGCCGCTCAAACCGAGCGCCCTTCTGTTTGCTGTTTACGGCCACTGAAAAGCCCCCCATCAGAACGGAAGATGTCCGTCCGTTTCTTCGATTTCCGTGAAGCCCTGATCCGGAGCGGGATAGCTGCCGGAATCGGCAGACCGCTTGCTTTCGCAGAATTCATGCCGGTCAACAATGATGTCCGTGGTGTAGTGCTTCACGCCGTCCTTCTCATAGCTGCCGGTCTGGATACGGCCTTCAATGGCAATCTTCATGCCTTTTCGCAGGTACTTTTCCGCAAACTCTCCGGTCTTGCCCCATGCCGTGCAGTTGATGAAGTCCGCTTCCGGCTGACCTTCGGTTTTCACGTTGCGGTCAACCGCCAGACGATAGGAAGCAACGGTCTTGCCGGAATTGGTCTGCCGGATTTCCGGATCGGCGGTCAGGCGGCCTATCAGAATCACTTTATTCATTGGTATCACCGCCGAAAAGCGCCGCCTGTACGTCACCGGCGTTCGTCTGTTCCTGCACCACTTCAGCCGTTGCTTCAATGGTATCCGGATCATTTTCAACGTAGTCTTTCGTCCCGTCCTCGTTGATGACCGCCATATCTGCATCAATAGCGGAAGCCATTTCGATTGACATGATGCCCCATTTGCTGATGAGCTGTCGCAGCATGGTCTTATATGCCATGCCGTCAAAGTCCCTGTACCAGAAAGACGAATACATCCAAGCGTCCTTCGGGTCATAATTTCCGGCAGCAAAATCCGCATACGAAACCTTTTTCTTTTCTCCGTATCTGGTTTTTACCGTTTTTCCGTCCTTGGAAAATGCCGGGCTGTATTTATCAGCATGGGCAAGCATCTTGTTCTTGCTCCAATAGATAGCCTTTCGGAATCCATTGACATACTCAAACATGGCATAATAGCCGATGGTTTCAGCCGTTTCCCGCTGCTCTTCGTCATCAATCAGCTTGACTTCGATTTCCTCATTCAGAGGATCGAAGCGCACAAGCTCGCCCTTCTTGATTGCAAGGACGTTCAGCTTTTTGTACTGACCGGAACGAATGGCAAGCTGGATATATCCCTTGTAGCCAAGCTGGAACTGCGCCACATTGCCGCGCTCTTTGTCGTTGTAAGGAACCATGTAATACTGTCCGAGCTGCGGAGACGGGGACAGCTTCAGGCTTTCGCCCAGCAGGGCGGCGGAAAGAATGCTCTGATTTGTGCATTCCTGAAGGGCGGGATTCGTCTGAACGGCGCTGATAACCGCGCTGATGAAGCGCTGACCGTCCTTGCCGCCGATGACCTGATTGATACGCTGCTTGACTGCATCGCCGGTGAGATAAGAGCCGATGGTAAGCCGCTTCTGCGATTTCTGAAGACTGTTATTGACTGCCATTTTCATTCATCCTTTCTTAAATAGCCTTGTATTTGATACCGTTCCCGCGAAGCCACGCGCCCAGCGCCTTTGCTTCATCTGTGGAAAGAAGCGCCTGAAAACCGATCCACTGGCGGACAGGCTCAACCGGTGCAGCGTTTTCAATATCTTCGGGATCATTGATATTGGTCAAAACAGGCGGCTTCTCTTCCTGAATCTGCATCTGCGCGTGTTCAGCTTCCCATTTTGCTTTTGCTTCTGCCTGTGCCTTAATCCGGGCGTCTTCTGCGATAGCTGCATTAAGGTCAAGCGTGGTCTTATATTTCTGCATTGCTTCAAAGCCAACGCCCATGCTGTCAAGCGTGTCTAAATCCTTCTGAACCCGGAGAAGATGCTTGTCGATTTCTGCTTCAATGGATTTCAGGGAAACGGAAGCATTCAGCCATCTTGCATCATTGCATTCCATCCATACAGGCGTTTCCTTTGCTCTCCAAAGCGCGTTGATTGCTTCAAGCTTGTCCGCTTTCTTCTGATCCTCAAAAGCCTTAACCTGCTTATCCACGGAAGCGGTTGCCGTGTCGATGATGCCGCAAAGCTCTTTGACTTGCGCTTTGAACTGGTTGAAGGGCTGCATGAAATCCTTTTCCTGCCGGATGCGCTCATCATTCAGGGCTTTCTTCAGCCGGTTCAGGTTCGCCCGGTCTGCCTTCGCCGCCTGAATCTGGTCATCCGTGTACACCATAGAAGCGTAGACGTTGACCTTTTCCGTCAGCTCCCGTTTCAAATCCGCATAGTTGAAGCTGATCTTGCCGGGAATCTGCAATTCTGTAACTTTGAGTTCCACTTGTTTTCCTCTCCTTTTTATATTTCCGGCAGCAGAAGCGCCGGTTTTTTCTTGCTCTTGACGTACTCCCAAAATTCAGCGCCTTTTTTCATCAGGTAATCCATGTCGCCCTGAACATCGTCCCTTTCGATGAAATAATGCCGCGTCTGAAGATAGGGGATTCCGTCAAATTCCGTTTTTAGCTGTGCCTTTAAAATGCAGAAGTCAGCTTCTATGACTGCCATGTAAAAAAGGCATTGGCAGAAATAGTTGTCCGGGATTCTGTGATCCCATTTTTCCTTCTGCATGGATTGCAGAATGTTTGTGGTCTTGCATTCCCACACGCCGAGCCGCCCGTTTTCGTCTCGTAACCAGCCGTCAAGGGAAGCCAGCGCCCACGGATACCGGGTATTTCGGAAGCTGTTGTTTTCTTCGTAGAAAACCTGATACTGCGGAAAATCCAGCTTGAACAGCTCGCGCAAATGGTGTTCTGCGTTTGTGCCGTACTGCACATAAGGCTTGTCGCTGATGTCTTCCGGCTCGACAAGACCGGTCTTGATTTCCCAGAGATGATAATTGTCAAGGTATGGATTCATGCCAACCACGGCGCTGATCTCTGACCCGCCGATGCCCTGCATCCTGTGTTTCAACCATTCTTCCCGACTTGTCAGGATCGTTTTTTCAACCATTCGTTTCAATCATCCCTTTCGTAGATTGCAGCTTTCATTTCCTTTGTCAGTAGAAATCGTCCTGTATCGGCTCACCGCAGCAATCGCAAACGGGAAGGCTATTCAGCCATTCTTCCTGCTGCCGGTCGTAGCGGTCGAAATCCGAGAGGGGATCGTCCGTAAAAATCATTTGTTCGCTCGCTTCCTTTCTGCTTCGCATTTGGCCATGAGCAGCGCAGCCGCTGCTTGCTCTCTGCGCTTTTCGCGCCTTGCTCTCTCTTCGTCAGTCAGGATCGGGCGATATACCCTGACCGTCATTCCCGGATATTTCAATATTGTCGGCTCGCCGTATACGTCCTGCTGACCGTTCACAAAAAACACTCCCTTTCCGTTATGATTCAGCCTATTCATCGGCTGGTTGTCCGGATTCCGGTTATTCTTCCGGGATGTCCCTGAACAGCAGTTCCAGCGTGTCCAGCGTCCAGCCGTCAGCCATAAGCTGCTTTCCGCGCTTCTCCATCCAGCGGAGCTGCGCAAGGTACTTGCGCTTTCTGTAAATGAGCCGCATTTCTTTTTCCGCCATCTTTACGGCTTCCGTGTTGCGCAGCCGGGCAATCTCGCTGTCAATCAGTTCGTCCGGCGTGATTTTTCTCGGCATGGTAGTTGCTCCTTCCTGTTAAGAAATCTTAACTTTTCGGGTAAAAAAATATTCTGCGTTTTCCGAAAGGGGGATTCCAAGGACTTCACACGCCTTCGCAATCTCTGAAATCTTCCATTCCAGTTTCCCATTCAAGCGTTGACTAAGGGAAACTGTGTTCATCCCGATTGCTTCAGCAAAGGCTTCCTGCGTCCCGAACACCTCACGGATTTTGCCGCGAAGCTTGTTGTAGCTCATGCAAAACACCTTCCTTTCTGACCTGCCATCATCAGTACCGGGCGGTCATCCCCGGCAGACGGCCTGAAGGCCGTTTCGACTTAATGAATGTATCCATTTTGGAGCAGAAACGCTGTATCTTCGTCCCAACAAACAGGCTCGCCGCTGTCTTCTGCTGCTTTAAACTCGGTATAAGTTCGCTGCTTAAACGCCAGATTGTCCCACTGGAATACGTTTTCAATGGCGAATCCTTTGGAATACTCGGTGCAAGGAAGCAACTGATACCGTCCGGCTCGTCTGGTGCAATAGCGCACCCTTGCGCATTTTCTCCCGCTCTTGGAAATGTACAGCTTTTCAATAACACCAACCCGGAAAATCCAGCCGTTCCAGCCGGAACGCATAGGGGCAAATTCAAATGCGGGAATCTGTACCAACTGACCGACAAACGGTTTCTTGACTGCTTTCATGGTGCTTCCTTTCCGGGCGGTTTAGCCGCCGCCCTTCGGATTCTGTGCTTACTTCCTGCTGGACGCTCTGGCGTTCTGAGCTTTGAGCACCAGCCGGCTGTATTCGCCACTGCCGACGATGTGACGCCATGCGATGGTTTTGGCGGCGATCTTGTCATTGGCTTCTATCTTTTCGGTCTGGCTCCAACCCCGGAATCGCCCGGTTTCGTCATCACGCGCGTCAAATGATGTGTGGACGGTATAAAGCATTTCAATTTCCTTTCTGGGCGGTTTGGCCCCGTTCGACTTTCACTAATTAAGGGTGCATCCGTTCCGCTTCCTTGTCAAAGAACATTTTGCTGAACTCTTCCCAATACTGCGCGGTCGCGTCGTGCAAGCAGGCCGCTTCACAATGAAACATGAATTCATCGGGGTCAAGATAATTCATTCCTTTTTCTGCCTGATACATGGCTTCTTCATCTATGATGTGCGGTGCATTTGTGCCATAAGTAGATACGCGGATGTAATACTCTTTCATTTCAATTCCCTTTCTGCCTGTCGGCTGCCGGTTAAGTTTTCTTAACTTCTGAGATTATTATACTGCTATAATTTCAAAAGTCAAGCCGAAATTTTAAGAAAACTTAATTATTTTTCTCTGCTTATGAATTTTAGTTGCCTTTTCTTAATTTCAGTGTTATTATCATTTCGAGAAAGGGGTGATGATGTGAAAAGTCAATACGAAAGAATTTCCAGTCCGTCAGAGCGACTGAAAGAAGCCCTTGATATAAGAGAAATGAAGGCTGCTGAATTGTCGGAGCGATCTGGAATTAACAAGCCGTCTATAAGCTGTTATCTATCAGGGCGATATGAGCCAAAACAAGAAGCGTTATACAAAATGGGAAGAGTGCTTGACGTAGCTGAAATGTGGCTTGCCGGGTATGATATACCGATGGAACGACCGAAAGAGCAAAAAAACAACGATGCCATTTCTGACATCGTTGTAAAGTTGCGCAGTGATGAAGAATTCCTATCTATTGTAGATAAAATTAGTAAGATGGATTCTGAAAAGCGGAAAAGCTTAAACGCTTTTCTGGATTAAACGCCTGTGGATGCTTTGAGCATGATTTGATAAATAAGGTCTAATAGTTCGACATCATTGCATCTTTCTAATAGTTTGACAATTTCGTGTATGTATGTTGACTTATCCATTTTAGACATCCTTTCATTAGAAGGGAACTAATGTTCTTCGGGTTAATTTTACGAAATTGCAATAAAATTTGAAACCAGAAACAAATACCATTTTTGTAAAAGGTTGCCCGGCCACCGTGCCACCGAGTGACCGGGCAGAGCAGATCGGTTGCAGCCCCTCACCTGCTATGGCTACATAATAGCGTGTATTTTCATAAGAAGTAAACATTCAAACCGGAATGATCTATGCCGCAGACGATTAAATCAATGTATGGTTAGGATAACGGGGGATTTTATGGAAAACAGGACTATTATTCAGCAAATCCAGCCACAATGCGACAACCTTTACAAGAACATCAAGAAAGCCGTGAACGCGCAGCACCGGACGCACCGCGAGATTGTAGAGCAGACCGGTATACCGCGCTCGACCATTGCGAAATTCCTGTCCGGGGCACTGGCAAGCCCCAGCGTGTTTTATATCGCCGCCCTGTGCAAGTATCTCAATCTTTCTATGGATGGACTGTTTGACACAGAGCCGCAGAGTGAGCGGGAAGCGGGGGA